GAGCCGTCTTCCGAGTTTCTGGCCAAGCATCCAGCCATCGACGTCGAAGCGTGGCGGACGTTGCGCGAGCGAACCATTGAAGCCGCGATCCAATATGGTTGGCGCAAGACGGAAGTCGCCCGCCGCTCCAGCATGCCGGAAAGCACATTCTCGCAATGGATGTCCGGCACCTTGATGGGCGTGCTCGCCAACCAGAACCGCGTGATCGGCCAGTGGCTCGAAGCGGTCGAGGATATGGCAGGCATGGCCTCGCAGATCGCGACCTCGCCGACCTTCCCCCGCCCGTCGGTCGCCGAGGACATCATTTCGATGCCCACCTGGGCGCAGATGACGGCTGGCTTCGTCATGGCCACCCTGCCGGCCGGTTCGGGCAAGACGACGGCTTGCCGCCATTACTGCAACAGCCGGCCGCACGCCTATCTCGCCACCATCAGCCCGCACACGAAAACTGTGCACGGTATGCTGGTCGAGTTGTGCGCCGAACTCGGCGTGCAGGAGAACAACCCGGCCCGTTATGTGCGCGCCATCGGATCGAAGCTGCAGCGTATCGGTGACGGCTCCCTCCTCATCATCGACGAGGCGCAGAACCGGCCACCGGAGGCGGTCAACCAGCTTCGTCACTTCGTGGATGTGCATCAATGCGGCGTTGCCCTGATTGGCAATGACGAGATCGCAGCCCGGTTCGCTAAAGAGGTCAAGGCGAGCAGCTCGCGCGACCAGGTCACGAGCCGCTTCGACCGCCGCTTGAAGAAGGTTCGCGATCCGGGCGGGGATGCCCGCAAGTTCATCGACGGCTGGGGCATCACCGATGCCGAGGCGGTCAAGTTCCTGTTGGCACTGGCGGGACGCGGCGGCGCGCTCCGGCAGATCGACCGGACGCTGAAGCTCGCCAATACGCTCCTGGAGCCTGACGAAAAGATCGAGCTGAAGCACATCAAGGCCGCGTGGATGAGCCGTGACGTGGGAGACATCGCATGAGCGTCTCCATCTCCCGACAGATCAGCGAAATCGCTGACGAACTGCAAGACAACATCACCGTCGGCGCGGCAATGCCGGTCAACATGCAGCGCATCCAGGTGAGCCGCCTGCGCACGCTGCAGCGCCTCGCTCAAAATCTCGAGGAGGAGCTGGTGGTGCACCGCCTCGGTGAAGCCGAGCGGGTGGGACGCCCGATGATCGACCAGCTGGCCGCCAATCAATTCGAAGGTCTGGCACGCGACGCCGATGACAAGATCGTGCGCCCCGACTTCGGAGGGAAGCGCACATGAACCCGGCACACTTCAAACCGGCCCATCACATCGCCAAAGTTCGAGAAACCGTCCGAGAGCTGGTCAAGCCGTATCGGACTGTGACGGAAGCGGATGTGGCGCGGATCATCGCCGAGATCAACACGGCGCATGCAATCGCGGCTGATTACGAAGACGAGATGCTCGTTTTGGAGAGCATGCTTCTGCCAAAGCAGGTTGAACCCGACTTCACTGGCGAACCGGCGAAGGTCATCCCAATTCGGCGGCGACCGGACTTGCGGCTCGTCACGGGGGGCGGAGGTGACGCGGCATGAAGACGGTTCCGGTCACCATCGATTTGCCGATCGACGCCATAGTTGATGCGGTGGGCCCTCAGGTTTTCCGGGCCTATGCCGCTCAACAGAAGGAAGCGGACAAGCGGCGTCGCGAGCGCCCGCCAATCATCGCCCTCAAGAAGGCGGCCGCACGGCTCGCCGACAAGCTTTCCACTTACGAAAGGGCCGCGCGCACTCCTGGTGAGCGCGCGGCCTTCGACAGCTTCGTTCTCGCAGCGCGTGAGCTGCGGTCGGCCCACCTGGCTCTCAACCAAAAGATTTGAAGGATCATAAAGATGCAAGCAGTCATTCTGGAAGAACAGGCCTCCGCTGGCACCGTCCTGGTGAACGGCAAGGAGTACATGCCGAATGCCAAGGGCGCGCTCGTTCCAATCGAATTGGTGAAGCCCATGGACAAGCTGCGCGACGAAGCTGTCCGCAAGGTCATGGGATACGCAATCGATATCTCCGCCCAAATCGCCCGGTTCCGGTCGCATTGCATGGATGACCTCGACGGCCTCGACGCGTTGCTGGAGCAAGAGTACGGCGCAAAGCCGGGCGGCACGAAGGGAAATCGCAGCTATCAGACGATCGACGGCCTGATGAAAGTGCAGGTCGCGATCAATGATTTTGAGAGCGCTGGTCCCGAACTGCAGGTCGCGAAGAGCCTGGTCGTCGAGTGCATGAACGAATGGACAAGCGATGCGCGGGCCGAGGTTCGAGCGCTCATCACCCGCGCCTTCGACACCGACAAGGAAGGCAAGGTCAATCTGAAGGAGATCAAGAAATTGAAGTCGCTCGCGATCGACGATCCGCGGTGGCAGCAGGCCATGCGCGCCATCGATGACGCGATCAACGTCGTCTATTCAAAACAGTATGTCCGGTTCCATACCCGAAAGTCCGTCCAGGACGACTGGGTCGCTGTGACCGTCGATATCGCGAAGGCATGATCCGATGAGCTACGGTTACATACTTCGCCGCTACGGCATTATCGTCACACCTGGCCAGATTGTGCAGCACACCGTCACCGGCCGCTACGGAACAGTTCGTCCGGAACCGCATTCGAACCAGCATTATGTCTCTGTTTGTTTCCAGGGAGACAAACATGCGGTGCCTTGCCATCCGGAAGAGCTGGATTACGAGGTCGTGGGCACACCCCACGTGCCTGCAAAACGCTCTGCCATGGAGCGAGCCAGCCGCAAGGCAGGTGCAGCATGACGAGTTCCGTAGCCGCTATTCATGTCGCCAAGAAGCAACTTGGCCTGGATGATGACACCTATCGGGCCAAGCTGACCGTGATCACCGGAAAGCCATCGGTTAAGGACATGACCGAAGCGGAGCGCCAGAAGGTGCTCTCGGTTCTCCGTGGCGAAGGTTTTGCTCCGGCACCTGGTAGGCGTAAAGACGGCCGGCTGAAGCTCTCCGGAAAATATGCCGGCAAGCTGCAATCTTTGTGGATCGCGGCTTGGAACCTTGGCCTGGTCGATAACCGCGATGACAAGGCGCTGCTGGCATTCGTCGAACGCCAGACGGGTGTCGCCCACGTCCGCTTCCTCCACAATCATGCCGACGCCACGAAGGCGATCGAGGGCTTGAAGGCCTGGATCGGTCGTGAAGGGAAAGTGGCCTGGAACCCGCCTATCGTAAAGGGTCGGCCATCGATACCGTTCGGCGAGCTTGTTGCGATCGCGCAGTGGGCATTGATTTCGCCCTCTGGCCGCTCCGACTTCTGGCCCGTCGTTTGTGACCTCCTCGACCAGGACGAAACCTATCGGTCCGTAACGGACGCGGAATGGATCCGCGTCATGAACCGGTTCGGCGAAACCATTCGGACAGATAAGAGGGCTCGCGGGAAATGATCGATAGGGAAAAGCTCATCGCTAAAATCCGCGCCTTGACCGGCAAGACCGTTGCAGCTGGCTGCACCGAGGCGGAAGCTATGGCGGCGGCCGAAAAGGCTGCCGCTTTGATGCGCGATCACGCGGTTTCGGAAGCTGTGCTCGAAATGGAGAAGGCGTCGATCGGCGTCAAGTTCGATGTACGTTCGGCGAAGGCACGCGTCTGCTCGGCCGTTGCCCATGTCACCAACACGGCGATAATTCATATCCGTGAGAGTAAAGAGAAGACCGTGATTTATGTCGGCGCCGCGCCAGGCCCGCAGATTGCATGCTATCTCCATGATGTACTTCACCGAGCCATCGAGGGCGCTGTGAAGGAGTTTCGGAAGGGCGCGTTCTATCGAGCCAGGCGCTCGGACAAGACCCGAAGGAAGGCCGTCGAGGATTTTATTGACGGCATGGTCCGCTCACTGGTGACCCGACTGATTGAAATGTTTCGTTCCAGCATCTCCGCTGCGAAACGGACGGAAGCCGGCGCCGCACTCGACGAAATGTTTCCGCGTTCTCGGACCGTCAAGCCAAAGACCTCCAAGACACGATTTGCGGGTGCGTCTTTCCTGGGCGATCGGGCCGGTGATGGCGTCAATCTCCATCATGGTGTCGAACGCGGCGGCGTGGCTGGTCTGATCGGAGGGCGAGCTTAATGTCCGACAAGAGCAAAATACCCGCGATCAAGCCTATCGATGATTTACAGTTTATCGAGCACGTATCCGTGCAGCTGAATTGGATCGTCGGTGGCCTCGGCACGGCGGCTTATGCCGCAGCCTTCGAGCATCCGCGTTACTATACCATTGCTGGCCGCGCAGGGGATTGGACTTTGAGCCATCCCAAGGCCGGTGCGCTTTTTGTCATGGAGGGTCTGGAAACGCAGATCGCAGCCAGGCGCGCGGCGCAGGAGCATTTCGACAGCGTCGTTCGGGCAGCCTTCGCACCCGCGCCCTCGCAGCAAGCCGAGCGGGAGCGCGCCGCCGATCTCGCCCACCGCAGGAAGCTGGACGCGGAAGCCGTCGCTGCGCTGGTCAAGGTTCTGGATGTCAACAAAACGTTCGCGCAACAGATCGTTGTTGCGATCTTCAAGGGGCAGGTTCCGCATGTCGCAATCAATTACTGATGAGGCGAAGCGCGCCATGAGGCTCGCCGCCAGGAAACTATACCGCCAGCGCAACAAAGATCAAATCAATGCCGCTAATCGACTTCGTCGGCAAAACCCCGAAGTGAGGGAAAGGGAAAAGGCGCGGGCCAAGATTTACCGGCAGGAAAACAAGGAAAAGATCGAGGCCCAAATTAAAGCGTGGCGTAAAAGGAACCCACATCATCAGAAGGAAAAAAACGCCCGCTACAATAACGCCAACAGAACTGAAATTCAGGCGAAGGCGCGCGCCAAATATGCCGCCGACCCGGAGCGCGCACGCGCAATGTATCGCTCGAAAGTGCAGAACCGCCTCGAACATTACAAGGCATTGAGCAAGGTCAGATATCGCCGCGCAGTCGAGAGGTTCCGCAAGCATCGCGAGGCGCTGGAGACAGCAAAGACAGCGCCAGCGAAGACGCCGGCCGAAGCCAGAAACAGGACGCTTCGCCGCGACGAACTGTTTTCCCTTGTCATGGCCGCAGTGCCCAAGAACCTGCCCGATTTTATCCGCGACGACGTGGTGACGGATATCATCATCGCCGTCCTGGAGCGGAAAATCTCCGTTGAAAACATCAACGTTGAGGCAAGGAAATTTGTCACCTCCTACCACCGCAAGGCCGGTACTTACAAGACGGTTTCGCTTGATGCGACGATGGCGGGCAGAGACGGTTTCCGCATGATCGACACCATCACTCAGGCCGATTTGCCGTGGTGACCTTTTAAACTTGGAGAACGGCCATGACGGATAAACTTACGAAATGCACCGCATGCAGCGGCCTTGGCTATCACCGCTGCGAGTGCTGGCCGGGAGGTCGATAGGTGATGACCGACGCGCCGTTGCCGCTCATGAACTGGCAAGCTGATCTGGAGGCTGACCGCCTCCGGACGCGCCGCGAGGAGCTGCTCGGCCGCATTTCCAAGTTGCGCCCTCACGCGCACAGGCGCCTGGCTCTCCAGGAGCGCTTGATGCAGACCACGACGCAACTGATGGAGCTGGAAAACCAGCTTGCGAAAGGAAGGCGTACGTGACGAACCTTCCTCTTATCATCGCCGAGATTGAGCGGGTCGCCGGGCGTGATGCCGCGTTGGCGCTCTCGCTCGCGAAAGGCGGGCAGACCGTCTACATCCCACGGGAAGCAAAGGCCGGTCATTGGCTGGTCGTCCGCGCGGCGGGAGGCCCCGCCGCAAAACTCTGCGACCCCTCCCGCGTCGCCACCCCCGGCCCCCGTTTTTTGACCCCAACCGCCAAGCGCGCGCAGCAGCGTCGGACGATGACCGAGGCGCGGGAGGCCGGCGCCCCCGCCAATAAGGCGGCTGCCAAATCCGGCATGCACGAACGCAGCGCTTTCCGTGCTCGCCGTCGTCTCCGCAAGAAAAGCCAAGGCGAACTCTTCTAGAATACCCCTGCACCTGACACTGTCAGGGCATTGGCGCGTGCGCCGTTGAAGCACTGTCGGGTGGTCTAAACACCCCTCCGAGAGCTTCCCCTATGACTTTCGATGCATGGTTGATTTCCCGCCTGACGATCCACGGCACCTATGCCGGCATCGTGGATGCGGTGCCTGGGCGCCAAATGACGGCAGCCCTTCGTCGTTTTCAGGGGGCTGTAAAGCTGCCGATAACCGGTCTGGCTGATCAGGCCACGGTCGATGCTCTTCGTCTTTCTCCGAACACCACCAAGCCCGCCGTTGCGGCGCCGAAGTTTCCTGCCGAACCTGTTTGGATGCGGGAAGCGCGTCGATACATGGGCTTGAAAGAGATTGTCGGGCCGGCCTCCAATGCGACGATCATGTCATGGGCCAGGCGGGCCGGCAAAAGCTGGATCGCCAGCTTTTACACCAACGATGACATCCCTTGGTGCGGCCTGTTCGTCAACAACGCCGTCTCGGTCACGCTGCCGAAGGAAGTCCTTCTGGCAAACCCTCTATCGGCGCTGGCCTGGGCGAAGTTCGGCATTGAGCTGACCGTTCCCGTCGTCGGTGCGATCCTTGTCTTCAAGCGGCCAGGCGGCGGTCATGTCGGCTTCTATGTCGGCGAAGATGCCACGCACTACTATGTGCTCGGTGGTAACCAGAGCAATTCCGTCTCGATCACCCGGATCGCCAAGGAGCGGCTGGTTGCTATTCGCTATCCGCGAACCGGCGGTGATCCGGGCGGCGGGGGAGGCAAACCGGCGGGTGCAGGGGCGGCGGTCACTAGCAACGAGTGCTCAGGTGAAACCGGCCTATCGCACCGCCCAGCGCTGGATGACGTGGACATTTATCCTGTCCTGGTTTGTCGTCCTTCTCCTCATCACCGGTGGCCTTACAGGCTCCGATCACGCCGTCGAGCTGGCCGGCATCGCCATGCCTTCCATGGTGTTCCTGATTGCCGCCATGCTCGGCATTCACCGCTACACCGGCTCGCTCGATTTTGCCGCCTCGCAGTCTCGCCTGCCTTCGACCGATCCTCCCTACAACGCCAGGGATGAGCCGACTGTTGCTGGAGAGGAAACTTGATGACGTTGATTTCGAAGGTGACGACGCCAGTCGTGATCGTTGGTGCCATGCTTCTGGCCGCTGCCGGGCTTGGCACCATTTCCATCCTCGCTGTTGAGCGAATGCAGGAACGGCAGGACAGACAGGTCGCTGCTGCCCGCGTCCAGGCGATTGCCGAACGTGACGCGCATTGGACGGCCGAGATTGAGAAGAGCGAAGCCGCTGCCAATCGGCGGATTGCCGACCAGGTGCGGACGGCCATGGCGATCGAGGCCGACGCCAATTCCCGCATCCCGGCGGCCCAACGGCACCTTATCGATTTGGAGAAACAGAAGGCGGCGCCTCCATTGGGTGCCGCTGGCGGCCTTCGCCGCGATCGCGTCCGGCTGCTCCCGAACCGAAGGCGGGCCGCCGAGGCCGGTTGTTCGCACTGTCTACGTTAAGCCGGAACTGCCGCCCGAAAGCCGGAGGGTCTGCCCGCCGCTCCAGGACAAGCCCGACCGGCAGATGTCCGAGGCTGAAGTGTTCGGCAAGTGGGCTGCTGATCGGACGGCCCGCAATGTGTGCGAGACCAGGCGCGCCGCCGCCGTTGCCGCCGTTGATGCTGTGGTGACGCCGTGAACTTCGGAAACGCTCAATTTGACCTGGCCGAACTGCGCACCGAACAGGAGCGCGAAGCCCAGGTCGCCGCCGCCGGCAAAGCATTGCGCACTGTCGGTGCCATGGCCTGTGAAGACTGTGCCGAACTCATAACCCGCGAGCGCCGCTTGGCCATGCCGAGTGCGACGCGCTGCATTTCTTGCCAGACGCGCTTCGAGCGCCAAGCCCGGAGACGATAATGGACCTTGCAGTCATCATGCCGTGGATCGGCGCGGTCATCTCGATCATCACCCTTTTGACGCTGCTGAAGAACATGCTGTCGTCCGGCGAAAAGGCGCTCGATGGCCGCTTGACGAAGGCCGAGGACAAGCTTGTCCAGTACGATCGCCGCATCCAGTCGATCGAGGGCGAGATGAAGCATCTGCCCGATCGCGAAAGCCAGCACCGTATCGAACTGAACATGGAAAAGATCAACGGTCGCCTCGACACGCTGAACGAGACGTTGCGGCCAATCAAAGCCAACGGCGAACTCTTGAATGAATTGCTGAAGGAACAAGCAAAGGCGGCAGGGAAATGAACAATCTTGGGGTCGATTGGGTCCGGATCAAGCGAGAGCGGGCGCGCTTGGTCATTCTGAAAGCGTTGGCGGAACAGACCAACGGCACGCTCGAAAGCAGCATGCTGGAAGAGATACTGCCTATATTCGCAATTCGCGAAGATCGTGTCTGGATCCATGAGCAGATGCAGTATCTCGGCGAACGCGAAGCCGTCACGCTGACCCGTGCCGGCACGGTGATGATCGCGACGCTGACCAAGCGCGGCCGGCGGCACCTGGCGCGTGATATCGAGATCGAAGGCGTCAGACGCCCGTCCGATCCGGAGGCCTGAGCCATGGCCAAGGCGCGGAGCCGTCTATCCGCCATTGATCTGTTGCCGGAAGAATGCGGTGACCTGGTCACCTGGGCATCGCAGGAGCTTGCCAAGCGCGATCGCACCCAGGTCGCCATCTATGCCGAATGGAAAGAGAAGCTGATTGCGCTCCAGGGCGAACAGGGGATTGGTTTCGACATTCCGTCCTTCTCCGCGTTCAATCGCCATTCCATTAAGCTTTCACAGATGACGCGGCGCCTGGAACAGACGCGCGAGATCGCGGCCAGCCTCTATGAGCGCAGGGACGCGACGGCGACGGAAGATCACGTCACCATCATCGCTGCCGAGGCCATCAAGACGCTGATCTTCGAACTGCTGCAGGCCGGCGGCGATGCGGGCATATCGCCGAAGGGCGCGATGGAGCTTGCCAACGCGCTGCGCGCCGCCTCGGCCGCGCAAGCCTCGTCCACCAATCGCCGTCAAAACATTGAGGCCGAAGAACGCGCCAAGAAGATCGAGGCGGATTTCGAGAAGAAAGCCGACCAGGTGTTCAAGGTGGTTTCCAGGGAAAGTGGCATTCCCGCCGAGCGTATCAGCCAGCTGCGGAAAGAGTTTCTGGGTGTACGTGAGACGCCGAAAGACGCTGACGACAAGGCAAAGACATGAGCACCACTCCCGCAGCCGAGCGTCCCGCCGAGTGCCCACGTTGCCAGGGCGGTGGCAATCCTATCAAGAAGGTCACGCGGCGCCGCGACGGTTCGGTTTCCAGCGTGACCTTCGACCTTCGTAAAGTGTGCCAGGCCTGCAAGGGAACCGGCCTAGCATCCGTGGAGTGCCGAACGTGACCACGCTGCCAGAAACCCAGTGGGTCGATCCAGTCATTCCGCGCGACGTGGAGCAATTGCCGGACGAGCTGCCGCGCGGTGCCGAAGTGCCAGACGATCTTGACCCGCTCGCCGAAGGTGTATTGATGCGCCACCAGGCCGACTGGATCGCCGACGACAGCGATCTGAAGCTGGGCGAAAAGGGCAGACGGACAGGCATCACGTTCGCCGAGGCACTAGATGCCACACTGATCGCGGCTGCCGGCACCAGTGCTGGCGGATCGAACTATTTCTACATCGGCGACACCAAGGACAAAGGCCGCGAATTCATCGGCTATGTCGCCAAGTTCACCAAGACGGTGGCGAAGGAACTGGCGTCGATCGAGGAATTTCTGTTTGAAGACCAGCAGCCGGATGGAACCACGAAGAACATCGCCGCCTACCGCGTCCGCTTTGCGTCGGGATATCGCGTCGAAGCGTTGTCGTCGCGGCCGGAAAACATCCGTGGTCTGCAGGGCACGGTCTGTATCGACGAAGCGGCCTTCCACCGCGACGTTCGCGGCGTGCTCGATGCGGTCAACGCGCTGCTGATCTGGGGCGGCAAGATCCGCGTCATCTCCACGCACAACGGCGTTCTCAACCCATTCAACGAACTCATCAAGGAAGCCCGCGCCGGCAAAATCCCGTTCACCATCCATCATATTCCGTTCGCCAAGGCTGTCGAGAACGGCCTGTTCAAGCGCGTCTGCCTGATGAAAGGCGAAGCCTGGTCCCAGGAAGCGCAGGACAAATGGGAAGCCAAGATCCGCGGGTCTTACGGCGTGCGCGTTTCAGCGATGCGCCAGGAGCTGGACGCCATTCCAGCCGAGCAGGAAGGCGCGGCACTGACCCGCGTTCAGATCGAGGCTTGCATGCAGCAGGGCATTCCGATCGTTCGCTGGGCTTGCAGCGACGACTTCAAGAATTGGTCGGATGAACAGCGCACCGCCGAGACCAAGGCCTGGCTTGAAAAACACATCAAGCCGCTGCTCGACAAGCTCGATCACCGGCGCCAGCATGTCTTCGGCGAGGATTTCGGCCGCAAGGGTGACGCGACGGCCATCATTCCCATGGAGATCGGCCAGGACCTTGTGCGCCGCGCCTGCTTCGTCGTCGAGCTGCACAACGTGCCGTTCGACCAGCAGCGCGAAATCCTCTTCTATGTTGTCGATGGCTTGCCGCGCCTGTCGGGCGGCGCGCTCGATGCCAGAGGCAATGGCGCCTATCTCGCTGAAAAGGCAGCCCAGCGCTATGGATCGACCGTCATCGAAGTCCAGCTTTCCGAGGCCTGGTACAAGCTGGAAATGACAGCCTACGTGATGGCCTTCAGCGACAAGACCGTCGTGCTGCCGAAGGATGCCGACGTGCTCGCCGATCACCAAGGCCTTGCCTACGTCAACGGCTATATCAAGGTGCCGGACGGTCATCGCACTAAGGGTGAAGACGGTTTCGATCGTCACGGCGACACCGCGATCGCCGGTGCACTCGCTTACTTCGCCAGTCGCGCCGACCTTGAGGCATTCGGTTATGTCCGCGCCGCCGAAGCCGACACCTACAATGACAATTTCCAGATGTTCGAACCGGCCTCGGCCGGCGGTCTGATGCCGCGTCTGAATGGAGGGCTCTACTGATGGCGAACACGCCACGCATTATCGACCAGTGGGGCAACCCGGTTTCCGCCACCGCACTGACCAAAGAGTTTGCCGCCCCGACATTGGGCGGCATTCATTCCGTCTGGTCGGAAACCGTTGTCGCGGGATTGAACCCGGTCAGCCTGGCGGAAATTCTCCGATCGGCCGCACGCGGCTATCCCGATCGCTTCTTCACGCTGGCAACGGAAATGGAAGAGCGCGACTTGCACTATGCCGCCGTGCTCGGCACCCGCAAACGCGCCATAACGGGTATCACACCCATTATCGTTCCGGGTTCGAATAGCGCCGAGGATGAGAAGATTGCCGAGGCGGTGCGCGAGCTGATTGACCAGCCCGAATTCGTCGATGACTACGAGACAGATTTGCTCGATGCGCTTGGCAAGGGTTATTCAGTCGTCGAGACGATCTGGGACCGGTCGGGCAAAGAGTGGTTTCCGGCGCGATACGAATGGCGTGACCAGCGTCATTTTGTGATCGACCAGCGCGACGGGCGCACCCTGCGCTTCAAGGATGCTTCCTCGATCGAGGGCGTAGAGCTGCCGCCGTTTCAATTCTCGATCCACAGGCCGAAACTCGCATCCGGCTTGCCGATCCGCGCTGGCCTGGCGCGCCTGGCTGCATGGGCGTTCCTGTTCAAGAGCTACACCTTGAAGGACTGGATGGCCTTCCTGGAAGTCTACGGCATGCCGTTGCGGGTCGGCAAATTCGGGCGTGGCGCATCCATGGAAGATCGGCGCATCTTGCTGCAAGCGGTACGCGACATCTCTTCTGACGCCGCTGCGATTATACCGAAAGAAATGGAGATCGAGTTTATCGAAGCGGCCGGTGGCAGTGGCAACGCTGTGTTTTCTGCAAAGGCTGAATATCTTGACAGGCAGATTTCCAAGGGCATCCTCGGCCAGACCATGACGACGGACGACGGTTCGTCCCTCAGCCAGGCTGCGATCCATGAGAACGTCCGACATGATATCGCACGCGCCGATGCTCGCCAGACGTCCATCACCGCCAACCGCGATCTGATCCGTCCGTTCGTCGATCTGAATTTTGGGCCTCGCGAAAAGTATCCGACGATGGTCATTCCGATCACCGAGAATGAGGATATTGAAGCGCTGGTGAGCGCGGTCACTCAGCTGGTGCCGCTCGGCTTGGAAATCAGCATGGCGAAGGCCCGCGAACGTCTGGGCTTTGAAGAGCCGGATGAAGGCGAGAAGATTTTCGCAGTTGCACTGCCAACCGCGACGCCTCCCGCGCCGACGCCACCGCCTCGCGGCACGGCTCGCCTGCAGCAGGCCTGCGCCCATTGTGGTCAAGTCCATGCGACAGCGGCCGACGAACGTCCGGAGTTGGACGTCCTGGTCGATGAAGCCCTGACGGAGTGGGAAGCTGACTTTGAACCGCTCTTAAAGCCGCTTCGAACCCTCATTGAAACGGCTTCAAGCTACGCCCAGGTCGAAGCCGGCCTCGACGATCTGATCACCAAGATGGACGCTGGCCCCCTCGCCGATCGGCTGGCCAAGCTGCAGATGAAGGCACGCGGACTGGGGAACATCGACGATGGACGCGTTTGATATCTTCAAGACCGCGCCGCGCGAGGTGACGCGGTATTTCGATGCGAAGGAAAACCGGCCGACCTTCGACTGGCGCGATATCGCACCTGAAGAGCACGCCTATTCCTGGACCATCGCGAAGTCGGCGGGATACGACATCCTCGACGACATGAAGGCCGCGATGAGCGATGCCATAGCCAACCGGACGCCGCTTGACGAGTTCCAGCGCAATGTCACGGGCACGTTGCAAGCAAAGGGCTGGTGGGGGAAGAAGCTCGATGCCGATCCGGATACGGGTGAGCTGAAGGTTGTCCAGCTCGGTTCGCCACGGCGCCTGCGAACGATCTACTGGGCGAACACGCGGACGGCGCATGCCGCCGGTGAATGGGAACGCACCGAGCGTAACGAGGCTTTCTTGCCGTTCCTGCTTTATGTCCGCTCGACGGCCGAGAACAAGCGGCTGGAGCACCTGGATTGGGTCGGCATCGTCGCACCGGTGGGGGATCCAATCTGGGATAAGTTGTATCCGCCTAATGGCTGGGGCTGCCAATGCCGCGTGCGGCAGATTTCCAGGCGCGAGGCAATTGCCCTTGGCTGGAAGGATGATGCCGGCCCGGTCTACCTGCCCGAGCGCGCCTGGAAGAACAAGCGCACTGGCGAGACGCGCACGGTGCCGATCGGCATCGATCCTGGCTGGGACACCAATCCCGGCAAACTGCGCAGCCAGAATGTTTCGCGGTTCCTCCATGACAAGATCGAGGCAATGCCGGCAGCTCGCCAGGCGATCGCCATGGAAGACATCGTCCAGTCGCCGGTCTTGCGCGCCATGGTCGATGGTAGGATGCCCAAGGCGTGGATGCCTGTCGCGCAGTTGCCTCAGTCTGTCGTAGATGCGTTTGCCGCTAAAACGGCAGTCGCCCGCCTTTCGAGCGACAGCATTCACCACATCCTGGAGGAACACGCGGAACGAAAGCTTGGCGTTGATGACTTCCGATCAGCGTTGGCGGTGATCACAAGTCCGGTGGCCGCGATCCGCAGCAAGACCGGTCACGCCATCAATTTGATCGGCAATGCCAACGGCAGCTGGTGGCGGCTTATCGTCAAGTCGGCGGCCCAGGGGAAGGAATGGTGGATCCAAAGTCTGCATCGCAAAAGCGAAGGCGAGGCACTGAAGGTTGTCGAGCGCGCACGTCGTGCAGAAACGATTGTGGAGTGATGGCGCGGAGGGGCGGCACTCCCTCGTGGATCCGGCGAACCGTCCCAGTCGAACCTTGCTCGCGCCTGGTCACAATATGAGGCAGAGTGGCACAATTAGCAAGCTGAGACCGAAGGCGGATTTAAGCGTCACTGACGCGCACGGTGGCCAGGGACCGGCAATCTAACGTCGAAGCTCGAAAACCGCGCCCACGGACTTCAAAGATGCTTCAAAATCGACGCTTCTTCTGTATGTTAGGAGAGAAATCGCGAACCGCTCCGGATAAGTCCGGATAATGCCTGGGCCTGACACTGTCAGGCTCTTTTGGTTTCGGCGCCCGCGTCATTAATCGCTCATGATGAGAGCGACCGCAACAGTCTTTTTTACCGACCTGGCCAGCGAGGCGAACAGCCCGCCGGAATGGGTGCAACTGTTTCCGCCCGGCCCGGTGATCAAAGCCCGCGACGGTCGCCAGTGGACGCTCGAACCGAAGCGCGTCGTTGCTGCCTTCGCCGAGAACAAGGGTCCGCTTGCCATCGACTACGAACACGCCCAGGCGCACATGGCGCTGAAGGGCGGCGAGGCCCCGGCCGCTGGCTGGATTGTCGAGGTCGAAGAACGCGCCGGTGGCGTGTGGGGCAAGGTCGAATGGGTCGCACGCGCAGCCCAGCAGATCGCCGATCGCGCTTATCGCTTTCTCTCCCCCGAATTCGCTTACACGGCCGACGATAGCCGCGTGATTTTGAAACTGAATGGCGCCGGCCTGGTCAATCGCCCGGCGCTCGTCATGCAGGCCCTGAGCCGCGAAACCCCTCAACCGGAGAACACCATGAGCCTGAAGGCAATTGCCGCCGCGCTCGGCCTCGCCAACGATGCCGACGAAACGGCGGTCCTCGCCGCGATCACCGCCAGCCAGGCGGATCGCACGTCCATCTGCAGTGCGCTGAAGCTCGATACCAAGAGCGATGCCACCGCGATTGCGACGGCAATCACGTCGCTGCAAGCCGAAACCGAAACCGCACTCGCCGCGGTCAAGGCTTCGCCGGCAGCCACCGAAGTCGCGGCCCTGAAGACCGATCTGGCGCAGACGCGCACAGCGCTCGCCAGCCTGCAGCAGAAGGATTTCGATCGCGAGGTCGATGGCGCCCTGGATGCCGCTGCAGCCGAGGGCAAGATCACGCCTGCGTCGCGCGACAGTTACCGCGCCATGTGCGCCGACCAGTCCGGCCTCGATCGCTTCAAGGCCTTGGCCTCGACGCTGCCGGTCATCTGCGCGCCGTCCGGCCTGGGCAAGCCGCCCGTCGCCGACCAGGGCGAAACGCGCGATCCCGTCACGCTCGCCGCTCTTGCGCGCAAGCACCAGGCTGACCAGGCGGCGCTCGGCGTCACGGTCAGCATTTCCGATGCCGTTGCTTTCGTGGAGCAGAGCAAATGACCACACCCGTTCTGATCAAGAGCTTTCGCACAACCGCCGTCGCCATTGCCGGCCACCTCATCTTGAAGGCTGCCGCCGATCGCAAGGTCGCCGTCGCTTCGGCTGGTACCGATGCGCTGATCGGCGCTGCCGGTTCCATGGGTGCCGCTGCGGACAGCATGGTCGATGTCACCGTCGCTGGCTGGGACGAGGTTCGTGCCGGCGGCAACATTTCCTTCGGCGATCCGCTGACGTCGAACAACGTCGGCAAGGCGGTGAAGGCTGTTCCCGTTGCCGGCTCCGTTGTCCGGATCATCGGCTTTGCCATGTCCGACGCGTCGGCCGACGACATCATCCCCTACCAGGTTGCGCCTGGCGTGCTGGCCACGCCCGCCTGACCTCTCACCTTCGAAGGAACTGATCGATGAATAGACCTTTCCCGGTGTCGGCGACGCTCACGGCGATCGCGATCGGATACAGCAATCCTGCCGCCAGCCTCATCTACCGGCGCGCCTTGCCGCCGGTCCAGGTTCTCGGCGAAACCTTCAAATGGTCCGAGTTTCCGCTCGGCGAAGCCTTCACGGTTCCGGATCTGGAAGTCGGCCGCAAGGGTCGGCCTGGCCAGGTCGAGTTCACGGCCGTCGAGCGCGACGGTTCGACGAAGGATTACGGCCTCGACGATGCCATTCCCTTTTCAGATATTCGCGAAGCCGCCCGCGCCCGTGCCGAGAAGCGTTCGAACGTCGATCCGCGCAGCCAGGCAACCGAGGGTCTGACCAATCTCGTCGAGCTGGGCCGTGAAGTCCGCACGGCTTCCGTCGTCCAGGACGCGAACAACTATTCGGCAGGCCGGAAGATCGCCCTGACCGGCACGGATCGCTTCTCCGACTTCGCAAATTCCGACCCTTATGAAGTGATCGACGAAGGCATGGACAAGACGCTTGTCTATCGCCCGAACCATATCGTCATGGGCCAGCCGGTCTGGTCGAAGATCAAACGGCATCCGAAGTTGATCAAGGCGGTGAAGGGCGGTCTGACCGACGAAGGTTCGATCACGAAGGCGCAGTTTGCCGAGCTGTTCGAAATTCCCGTCGAAAACTTCCTGGTCGGCGTTGCCCAGGTGAACCTCGCCCGCAAGGGCCAGAACGTCAATTTGGCTCGCGTCTGGGGCAAGTCGATTTCGCTCCTCTATCTCGATCCGACCAAGCAGCAGTCGAACGGCGCCGTCGTCACCTGGGGCTTTACGGCCGAGAACGGCACCCGTTTCGCCGGCTCGATCGAGGACAAGGATATTGGCCTGGAAGGCGGGGAGCGCGTGCGCGTCGGCGAGAAGGTCCGCGAACTCGTCTGCGCCAAGGACGTCGGTTACCTCATCCAGGATGCCGTTGCCTGATAACCAGGCGGGTTTGCCCAAGACCCGCGCCCGTGCGCTGTCAGAAGCGCACGGGTCTTTCGCAAGCGGCGATCGGCGCCGTTTCCGCAAGACCCGGAGAGCCACATGACCGATCCAAACCAGCAGACCGAAGAAGAAAAGCAGAAGAAGGAAGCCGAACGCCAGGCGAAGGCCGCAGCCGACAAGCAAAGGGCTGAAGCCGCCGCGAAGGCCAAGGCAGCAGCCGAGGCGGAAGCCAAGGCAAAAGCCGAGGCGGAAGCGAAGGCGAAAGCTGATGCGGAAGCATTGGCCGCGCAGCAGGCAGCCGAAGCCGCAAAAGCCAGCCGGCTCGATCGCGGGCCGATGGTCCGCCAGGAGGTTCGCTACAAGGGCAAGACCTACAGCCCTGGGGAACATCTGCCCGGCGATATCGACCGCGACACCATTCAGGATCTGGCCCGCCTTCAGGCGATCTGACGAATACTGAGTGGGAGCGCTGCGAGGATTGATGCCCGGCAACTTTAGCCCGGCCACTCATCCGAAGCCCTGCCGGCGAAAACGAGGTCGCCGGTCAACAGCAGCATCTTCACCGCGATTTTCGGAGTGATCATGATTTACGCGACGCGTATGGAAATCGAGGCGATCTGGGGCGAGGACTTCACGTCCGACCTGTTGCCCGAAGATGTCGACGCCGACCAGGCCTATGCCGGCGCGCTCGCCAATGCCAGTTCCGAAATCGATATCCATCTTTCCGCGCGATACCAGCTGCCGTTGCCAGAGGCGCCTGCCGCCTTGGTCACGCCGTGCGTCAACATCGCCGTCTACAATCTTGCCATCCGCCACACGGCGCTGACGACGACGATCGAGGATCGTTACAAGCAGGCCTGCGAGCTGCTGAAGCGCATCGCAGAAGGCAGGGCCGCCGGGGGGGCGATGGCCGCGCCGCCAAGCCGCCCCCCTGCCCTTACCCCGGCCGCCGTTTTTTCCCCGCCACCCAACCGCCATTTGGGGCGCCGGACTTTCCGTGCCCCGGCGGTTGTGATGCTCTCCACGCGGGCCGGCGGGACGCGGGGCTGCCCTTGGGGGCTTTCCCCTTTGCCCGACCCGCCGATCTGATGGAAGGCATCGGCCGGCTCGTCCAGGGACAGACCCGCCGCCGCATCACCAGCGAGAAAACCTCGCCGGCCGGCGCCGCCTGGCAGGCGAACCGGGCGGGGACCAGCACGCTTTTCAAGTCGGGCGCGCTCTACGACAGCATCGACTATCAGGCATCGGCCGCGAGCGTCCTGGTCGGTTCCGGCCTGGTCTATTCGCGCATCCATCAATACGGCGGCGTCATCAAGCCGAAGAACGGTTCGGCCCTCAAATTCTGGTGGGTGTCGGGCGGCTTTACGAACTTCGCCATCGTAAAGTCGGTGACCATGCCGGCGCGGCCCTATCTCGGCCTGTCCGCCGACAACCAAAATGAGATCGTCGAAACGACCGAGGACTGGCTGTCGAGGTTGCTGCAATGACCGGCCGCATCAACACGTTCCGCACAGCCGTCATTGAGCGCATCAAGACCATGATGCCGGCCGCCAAAACCGTCGAGGCGCAATTCGGCCGCTTCGACCTGGACGAGCTGGAGCGCACCATGTTGCGCTGCCCGGCCGTTCGTGTCGCCGCACTGCTCGGCAAGGTTTCGCCGGTCGCATCGGGCCAGGGCGAAGCCGAGCTGCAGTGCGCGGCCTTCATCGTCACCGATGGAAAAGACCGCGACGAAGCCGGCTGGACGATGGCCGAGGCGATCGCGACCCTGATGCATTCCGGCCAGCTGTGGGGCCTCACCAGGCTCGGCGCGCCGGACAAGGTGAAGATCCAGCCCGTCGTGTCTGCATCGATCCGCGATCGCGGCGTCGCCATCATCGCGATTGAGTGGAGCCAGACAGTCCGATCGCTCGGCGAAAACATCTTCGACGAAGCCGGCGTGCTCCTCGAGGAGCTGTACGTCAACGACGTCCGGGTGATCGGAGGCGTGGATGAATAACCGTGACGCCCGCGCGATCGCTCGCGAATTCCGCTCGATCTACAAGGTCGCCGACGACCTGGACCGACGCCTGGCATCGGTCTTCCTCAATGGCAAGGTTGCCGAGGTCGATGGCGATCGCGTCCGCCTGGAGCTGCTGCCGAAGGATAGCCGCACGGGAAAACCGTTCCTGTCGCCATGGGTCCAGGTCCAGGAGGCTGCCGGCCAGACGGGCACGCATTTCCCGGTCAAGAAAGGCGACCCGATGCGGTTGCTGTCGCCGAACGGCGAGCTTGGCCCGCAGTCGCTGGCCGTGCGTGACGGTTACACCGGATCGGCGGCGAACCCGACCGACAAGAAGCAGCAGGAATTGATGATCGCCCACGACGGTGCTGTCCGGATCAAGGGCGGCGCGATCGTCATCGAGGGCGACAGCCTCGACATCAAGACCGGCACGCTCACGCCCAATGGCGTCAACGTCGGCGACGATCACAACCATACCGGCGTCATTCCTGGCGGCGGCATATCCGGCAACCCCGTCTCTTAAAGGAGCTTCAATGTCCTCTAAAACCGAATTTAAAGTCACCGATAAGGCCGGCGCGTTTGTCGCCGGCGTGCGCTCGCCTGGCGTCAACGAAAGCGTTTGGCTCACCGATGAGCAGGCGGATTTCGCGCTGTCCACCGGCGAGCTGGTGCGCGTGCCGGCGAAGAAGCCTGTCAAACCTGCACCTTCACCCGAGGGCGCATAAGCCATGCGCGTAGGCATCGACGAAACCACGGGACAGGTTTTGACCGGCTGGCCGCATTGCCAGCAGTCGATCCGGCGTTGCCTGCGCACGCGGTTTCGCTCGATCGACATGCGTTATCACATCGGCAGCGAGACCTTCGACCTGCAGGACCAGAATGCCGACCCGGCCACCATCTTCCGCGTCTTCACGGCGATCGCCAACGCGCTTGCCGATCCGGACGGTGGCGAGCCGGGTTATCGCCTGCAGGAAATCGAGGTTGCCAGCGCCGGCCGCCAGGGCCGGTTCCTGTTCCTGCTGACCGGCCTGTTTTTCCCGCTCGGACACCTCGGCGACTATTCGATCTTCGAGGACCGCTCCACCAGCTGGCCGGGTATTGCCGCATGAGCACGTTCAGTTCTCCGTCCGTTATCGATCTATCGCGGCTGCCGGCGCCCACGGCGATTGAACCCATTGCGTTCGAAGCCTTGCTTCAGGGTTTCGTCGATCGTTTCAAGGCCTACTGGGATGAGCTGCGGCTCTCCAATCCCCTCCTGCCGGCGTACGATGTCGATCGCCTCCAGTATGATCCGGTCATCGTCCTCGGCCGCGCCTGGTCCTATATTCGCATGCTTGATCGCCAGCGCGTCAACGACGGGCTGAAGGCGCTGCTGGCTCCGTTGTCAAGCGGCACGAACCTACAGGCGCTTGTCGCTGGCAGAAACATCGAGCGCATGGTCGCCGCACCCGCCACAGAGAATTCGCCTGCCGTCATGGAGGCGGACACCGCGTTGTTGCGCCGCTATCTGTTGAGCCTGGACCGCGCGTCGGCCGGCAGTGCCAACCGCTACCTCTTCGACGCCTGGGCGGCTTGGCCACAGTCCGAAGATAGGACGCTCGGTCTCTGGGATGCACGCGTGAATGGTTTTGACGTCCATGGCCGGCGCGGTGACGACGACATCGTCATCATCGGCCCCTTCGGCCGGCTGCCGACCGAGGACGAGCGGTTAGAGATCCGTACTGCCGTCACTCAGCCATCCGGCAAGGCGAATGCGATCAGCGTCGCGGTGTTGCCTGCCACCCGCGCCGAATATGCCGTCTCGCTAGTCGTCGAGCTGCCTGCCGGCCCTGACCCATCTGTCGTCGTTGCCGAGGCGGAAGCGCGCGTGCGGGCTGCCTGCATTGAGCGCACATTGATTGGCGGCGAGATCCCGGCCGGCCTGATCACAGGCGCAGCGTATGGTCCATCCGTTATCAAGGTCCGCGATCTGTCACCCGTCGTCATCGCGCCGGACCCTTACACGGTGCCCGTGCTTGGCGATGTCTCGATTGTACCGGAGATCCGCGCATGACCGTTGTCGCTGATATCCTGCCGAGCGTCGCCGGCTCGTTCGAAAAAGCTGCGGCTGCCGCCATGTCGGACACGCTGCCCGTGCCTTACGCCGTTTTGATGGACCCCTATCAGACACCGGCCGAGCTTCTGCCCTGGCTTGCTGCTCACCATGCGGTTGACCTCTGGTATGAAGATTGGTCGGAAGCCCGAAAGCGAGAAATGATTGCCCACACGGCGGGGCGATCGAAGGTCCATCCAGGTGAAGTGCTGCCGGAACTGAAGGGCACGCATCTCGGGGCGCTGCGCTATCTCTCATTTGTTGATGCCGTGGTGAGCGTCAGCGTAATCTGGCTGTATCGTTTCGTGGTTTGGGTAGTCGTGCTCTGCTTCACGCTACTGAATCATCTCTCTTTCTAGGGGCCGTGAATTGTTATGGGTGCTCGCCGAATGGCGCGAAACGCGTTTGCATTGGGGCAATCGGCTGCCGGTCTTGGCGCCCTCCGCCCTGTCGATTTGTCGCCAATCCACCGCGCGAAGGCTGCGTTGCGCGTCGCGAAAGCGCCTGCCTTCGAATACGTCGTGACGTTCGCGTGGCGTCGGCAAACCGCCTTCCGTGACGAAATCCCATTTTCCGATGAGCTGCCGATCGGTGGCTTCATCGATCGTATCCATCTCTGAGGACACCTATGGACATCGTAAATTTTACAGACGCAGAAATCGTCGCCCCCGAGGATCTGACCCGCATTGGAGAACTCGGTAGAGAAGCCCTTGAGGCTGTCCACGGAGGTGCACTTGGTTGGCCTGCGCATTGGGCTCGAATTACTGTTTCCCAGGCATCCGCCGATGTCGTGGCGGTCAGCCCTGGTGAATACCATAGCTCCGAAAAGATCTTCTTTGGCGATGAGACGATCACGGTCAACCTGCAGACCTACAAGCCCTCGGTGTCGTCGGACGAACGCTGGATTGCTCTTATCCTGCGCGGCGCCGACGAAACGATCAATGCGACGCGGGCTTTCGAAACGTCGGAAGAACCGCTGACCGAAAGCTTGCCGGTCAACCAGTCCACGCCGAAGATTTTCGGCCGCCGGATGTCTGTCATCATCCAGACCGGCGAAATTGCGCCGCCGCCTGCGCTGCGGCCGTCGATCAACGAAAACGACTGCTGCATTGCCTTCGTCCGCCTGAAATCCACCGGCATTCAGGAAATCGTTGCCAACGACGCCGACCGCGTCAAGACGGCAGCCGAAATGTATGGTCGCCTCGTTGATATCGAGGTCACCATCCAGCAGCTCGACAAGCGTGCCGGAGCCTTGGAAACCAACCTGGCCGCCGTGGCTGCCGCGCAGAAGAACTTCGCGACAAAGGCGCTGGCCAGCCAGTTGACACGCGACGTAGGCCGCATGTCGCAGCTCATGAATTTTCCGGACGAGGCCCGTAACTACTATTTCGATCAAGGCCTCGTCCCTGATTTCTGGGACCTGGCGCATGCCGACAGCATCGCACGCGTGAAGGAGGGTATCCGCTACCAGTATGCCAGCGTGCAGAATAACCCCCTGCGGCTGCTGGACTATGGCAACGCCGACCTTTCGATCTACGATGGCCGGATCATCCTGCCGAAGTATACGGAGGTCACCCGCATCGAAAGCCCGCAGGGAGGTGGCAGCCAGGATATCTCTAATACGGTCCATACCGTCGTGACGGCTGTCCAGCATACGGTGTCGTACGAGAGCATCCGCTATGGCGCCACGATCTCGGTTTGCGAAAACACTGCAGGCTGGGAAAGTATCGGCAGCCGTAAAGCTGGCGAAATCTTTGCTGTGAACGGCCAGGAGTTCGTGTCCGGCGGGCAGTGGAGCGACCCGTGGAACAGTGACCCACGGTCGGAGGGGCACAAAGGATACTATGCCACCGGCATTATCCGCGACACCTACACCGAGACATACACTACCTATAATACGGAATATTTTGGTCTTTCGGGCGCCATCTTCGCGCAGTCGTTCTTGAATGCTCAACTGTTCGTGTGCACGTCGGTCGAGTTCTATTTCAACCGCGTCGGCTCGACAGGCGACGTGACGTTGCTGTTGTGCAAGCTCAACAGTGCCGGGGCGCCGGATTTCGAGGCGGTCATCACCAAGATGGTCAAGCCGCAGAGCGAGCTTGCCACGGGCTGGGTCAAGTTCGCGATCCCGCCGACGTTGCTGGAGCAAGGCAAGCGGTTTGCCGCCGTGCTGGTGACCGGCGGCAACCATGCGCTGGCGACGAATTCCGGTAACGCCTTTACAGGCGGTACGAAGTTCGTTTGCACGGATGGCATCTGGGCACAGGGGTCAACGACCGAAGACTTCTCGATGCGCGTCAATGGCGCAAAGTTCGAAAAGTCCCGCACCGTTGTCGAGATGGAGCCGGCAACACTTTCCGGCGGCATGACGGAAATGCAGCTCGTGTATCAGGGTTGGGAGCCGGACGGCACGGTTCGGGCGTGGGAAATCAAGCCTCTCGGCTCTGCCGACTGGATACCTTTCGACAACCGCGCTCCGAACCCTCTGGCGAACCTGCCACCGCAGGCGCAGTTGCGCTGCGTCCTGCAGGGCACCGAGGACATCGCGCCTTGCCTGATCCTTGACGCGACGAACGCCCGCGTTCTCACCGGCCGCATGCGCAGCGATCAGCGAGCGATTTCCGATGTCCTGACGTTCGGTTTCTCGACAACTGAACTGCAGATCGTGACGCACATGGATAACTACGATCCTGTCCGTCACACACACGTCAACAAGGTCATGATCGGCGCATCGGTCATCACCGGTACGACGGTCTCCGAACAAGACCCGACGAAGCCGAGCCGCTGGAAGTTCGTGACGAACTTCACCCTCGGCTCTCCCGCGACAAGCTGCCGGCTTCGACTTGAGGGAACCACCGACAGCGTGGTCATCGTGCCGTTTGTGCAGGACGTGCAACTCAACGCATTTTAACGGAGGCGAGCATGTCAGCCACGACAACCTACGTACCAGAGGGCCGCTACAAGGTCCGCGTTTCCCGGCCTATGACGGATGGGCCGTTCAAGTATCTGCCGCGCCACGAGATCGAAACCGATGGCGCGGCGCTCAATCGCTGGATCGAAAAGGAGGGCGAGGATGTCATTGCCACCGCCGAGCCCGTCTGATCGCTACCAGCTGACGACGTCGCTGTACAAGTGGACCATCGCCCTTTGGAACAGCGTGTTCGGCTCGATCGCAGATCGGCTCAACGCTCTGGAAGAGCGCGAGGCCGACTATCAGGAGGTCATAGACGCCGGGACAGGTGCGGCGATCGAATATATTCAGAACGCAGTCGCGCCGCAGCTTGAACAGATTGGCGACACCGTCGATACGCTCAATACGAACCTTGCGGAAGCGCAGGACATTCTGGATGCGTTGCAGACGGCGGGCATTCCTGCGGAAAACATCCCGGTCGCAGCGGCCGGCAGCTTTCCGGCCGGCACCTCCGCCCAGGAGGCGCTTGAGCAGCTCGATGCCGCTCAACAGGCTTTGGGCGATAGCCTGGTCGAGCATGCCGGTGGATCGGATGTCCATGCCGCCGCTCGGGCCACCCAGGCAGAGGCGCGGGCCGGCCTTAGCGCTACCAAGACCATGTCGCCGCTGCGTGTCCGCGAGGCGCGGTTGATGCGGACGAACCTGCAGTCGTCTGCCTATACCGTCGTCGCTGCGGACTTCGGCCAGATGCTTGCCATCTCGGGTACTGTAACCGTGGCTCTGACGGCTGCGGCCACGCTGGGAGATGGCTTCTATTGCTATGTCCGAAACACGGGATCAGGTGTGGTGACCATCGATCCGGCTGGCGCCGAGACGATTGACGGCGCGGCCACGCTGGCGGTCTCGCCAGGCGCAGAAGTGCGCGTGCACTGCAATGGCACGTTATTTCGGACCAGCGGAAAATTCGGCTTCGAAAAGATCGGCAGCCTCGTCACGGTCCCTGGTGGCACGTCCGCGATCGATATCACCACGGCCTCTCTCTTCGACAAGACCTATGAAGAGATTGTCGTGGAATTCGATCGGTTGATGGGTTCCAACGCAAGTCAGAACTTGTATCTCTCCCGCAGAAACGCCGGGATTTGGGGAAATTTCAGTTATGGCCGTGGTTTAACTGCAACCGGCAGCGGCATGAACCACTTGTCCCCCGGTAATATCGGGGCCATACACAATGCTGATCTGGGGGCGACAGGAGAAATTCGAGTGACCGGAATGGCGGCGTCTCGCTATCCTCAGGTCAAATTTAGAACGGTCGGGGCCTACGCAGCATCAACCTACTGGTATAGCACAGGTCTTTATGTCGACCCTCCGGGCTTGGACGGACTTAGGCTTTCCCTCGGCGCCGGCACCTTCACTTCTGGCTACTATCAGCTTTATGGAAAGAGGGCTTCATGACCATGGTCACTGTTTTGCGCGACGGTGTCCCCGTCGAGGTGCCCCGGGAAGATGTGTTCCCACCGCCGACATTTGCCGAGCGGCAAACGCAGCTTCTCACGGCCATCGCCGCCCACGTCGAGGCGCTGCTTGCTGTCGGGGCGCCTGTCGCCTCCGGCGAGACCACGCTGCACGTCGCGCTCGATGCCGGCTCGCGGGCCGATTTGACTGCGATGGCGGCGACCGCCATGGGAGCGGCCAATGGCGTCCTGCCCTGGCCGGAAAGCTACCAGCGCGGCTGGATCACCGTCGAGAATATCCGCATTCCGCTACCAACGCCGCCGGACGGTCTGCTGCTGGCGGCCGGCGTCGGCGACCGATACGCGCAGATTATCCAGCGCGGCCGCGACCTCAAGGATGCGGTGATCGCCGCTGTAGATGAGGCCGACATTGCGGATATCGATGTTGAGACTGGGTGGCCGGCATAGCCTCGCTTTGACAAAGCCTCGAAAAAACGTCATCAAAGGACCATTAAAGCGCCTTTAGAAGATTGAGCCTGACAGTGTCAGGCTCTTTGCGTTTCAGGGCGCTTCGTAGTGTCCGTTCCAGCCATATCGGTCTGGAGAGCACGATTTAATGTCCACCGCACAATTCAACCACGGCGTCCGCGTCATTGATGCCGGCAGCACGTCGCGTCCGCTGGAGATTGCCGATACCTCCACGCTCGGTATCAACTTCATCGACAGCACGGCCAGCAACACCCTGTTCCCGCTGGATGAGCCGAAGCTGTTCTTCAGCCACGAAGTGGACAAGGTCGCCGCGCTCGGAACCACACCTGGCAACGAAGCCGTCCAGCTCGTCAACGCGGCCAAAGCCCAGGGCATTGAAGTGGCGATCGTCGCTGCTCGTGTTGCCCACTCCGTCAAAACCGATCCTGTCGAGAAGGCGGAGGAGGAGCTGGCCAAGCTGGTCGGCACTGCTGCTTCCATGACCGGCGTTCACGCGCTGTCCTATGCCGAAGGTCATGTCGGCCGCTCGGTGGATATCATCGTCGGTGGTGGCCGCGCCGCCAAGCGCGTCAGCAACGCCAAGAACCCTTACGCCGATGCCTGCGAACAAGTCGGCGCCAAGCTGAAGGCCGTTACCGTCTTCGACACCGGTGGTCCGGACAGCGAGGCCAGCCTGGCCTATCGCGCCGACTTCTCATCCCGATACACCTATCTGGTGGACCCCTTCGTTCGCGTCGCCTCCGGTGTCGATATCGTCACCCGGCCGGCGTCGCCTTTTGCGGCTTCCATGTTCGTCAAGCGCGACAAGCAGAAGGGCGGCCCATACTGGTCGCCGTCGAACCAGGAAGTGCTGGGCATCCTCGGCACGGCCCGGCCGATCACCTATTTTGATGGTGAGATCGACCACGAGGCGAACCTGCTGAACGAAGCCGGCATCGCCACCTTCATCCCGTCGCGTGTCGTCCAGGGCGCCGGCGGTCAGTATTCGGCCAACGGTCGCATCCTTTGGGGCAACCGCACCGCGTCGGAAGATCCGATCTGGCAATTCATCAACGTTGTCCGCACCCGTGCGGTGCTCGAAAAGGCCATTGTCGCCGGCTTCCGTCCGTGGGCGATCGACGACAACATGACGTCGCAGCACGTCATCTCGGTCATGCGGACGCTGCAGGATCTGCTCGACGACATGACCGGCGTCGGCGCCATCCTCGGTGGCCGCGTGTTCTGGGACCGCGACGTCAATTCCAATTCCTCGCTGCGCAGCGGCAAGCTGCGTATCGAGTTCGACGCCGAAGAGACGCCGCCGTGAAGACCTGATCTTCGGCTCGCGCCGCAACGAGGCTTATTTCGATACCCTGGCCAACGACATCCAGCGGCGGATTTCCGTCGAGTTCGGCGGCCCAATCTCCGACTACATGTGAGGAGCCTCCATGACCCTTCGTTTTATCAGGGGCTTCACGCTCGTTGCCCAGGACAACATCAATCTGGCGCTGGAGATTGACACGCTCAAGCTCCCGACCCTGGAAGAAATCAGCGAGACTTTCCAGCCCGGCGGCTCCGACATGGAGATCGATATCATGGGTCTTGGCGTGAAGGCGCTTTCGATGCCGTTCAAGCTCAAGACCCATGGCCCGGAAATGTTGGGCCTGTTCGCCGGTGCGCCCGGTATCCGCATTCCGTTCACCGGCAAGAAGCTGGTCATCTCCGAAGAGGACGGAACCGAGCACGAGCACGCGATCGACGTGCGCGGCCGCATCGGCAAGTTCGAAGGCGAAGAGATGGCCGGCGGCAAGGCCACCGGTTACGACGGCGAGATCAAGGGCATCTGGAACTACACCGAGATGTGGGACAGCCGCGTTATGCACCGCTTCAATTTCAAGCTCGGTGGCTGGGACATCCGCAATTTCCAGCCGGTCAACACCGGCCGACGCCGCATCCTCTTCTCGTAAGGTTTTCCCATGTCCAATCCTGCCATCCTTCAGACGATCACCGTTTCCCTGTCGGTGCCGGTCACAGTGCCCGGCGCCGATGGCAAAAATGCCGAGCGGTCGCAACTCACCTTCCGCCGCCCGAAGGTCCGCCACACCAAGCGCCTGGCCGTGCTGATCGGCTCCGATATCGTCGATATCCTGATGTCGTCGGAAGGCGATGCCGCCAAGGTCGCCAGCTCGACCGAAGGCCGAAAGCTGGTCACGGACGTGTTGCGCAAGCTCCTGTCCGAGGATCGCCTTGACGGTCTGACCGCACTGATCGCTGACCTTGCAGGCGAGGATCCGGCGACGATCGACGATGTGGACTTGCTCGACCTGCAGGCGATCGCGGAAGCGTTTGCCGGTTTTTTTCCGGCACTCCAGTCCGCGTTGTCTGGCAAGTCGCCTGCGACCTCGCAGTCTTCGGACGCTACGACCCCCGCGCCATAGACGATTTCGACTGGCTGGAGGCCGTTCTTCTCCACGCGCATTTCGTGCGCGTAATGCTGCGCCAGGCGCAGGCGGGGCATTGACATGGACGTCTCACTTCTCATCCGCCTGATTGACCAGGCGAGCGCCCCCGCCAAGAAGATCGCCGATAGCCTTCGGGGTATCGGCGATGTTGCTGGCGAGATGAAGCGCGGTTTCGGTGATGCCATCCGCCAGGGCTTTTCCGTCGAGAACATCGAGACGGCAACCCGCAATGCCGAGGCAGCCCTGGAGCGCGCCCGTGCTCGTTTGCTCGGTGCTGTCGGCCTCGGCCTGACGCTTGCGGCGCCGGTCATGAAAGCGGCCGAGTTCGATCAGTCAATGCGTGGCCTGGACAAAGTCCTGGACGTTTCCGCCAGCCGCCTGGCGCAACTGCGCAAGTTCGCCCTCGACACCAGCGCCCTGGTGCCGATATCGGCCGGCAGTCTCCTGGAGCTGATGTCGGAAGCTGCCCAGGGTGGCGTTCCGGAAGCCGAGCTAGAAGCATTTTCGCTCTATGTCGCGAAAGCCGCCGTCGCCTTCGACATGGCTGGCGCCGAGATCGGCGACCGCTTCGCCAAGCTGCGCAACGTCTACAAGCTCAACCAGCAGGGCATCGAAGATCTTGGCGACGCGACGAACTATCTGTCGAACAGCCAGGCGTCCGGCGCCAACGAGATCACCGACTTTGCCAACCGTGCGGCTGGTGCTGCGATCATCTTCAAGCTGACCGCGACACAGATCGCGGCGGTCGGCTCGGCGATGATTTCGGCCGGCATTGCTCCGGAGACAGCAGCGCGCGGCTTTACCGCCATGGCGACCCGCATCCTCGGCGGTGGCAAGGACATCGACGACGCCTTCAAGTCGATCGGCATGAACCGCAAAAAGTTCATGAAGGAGCTGGAGGCCGACGCGCCAGGCGCTCTTTTGAAGCTGTTCGACACCATGTCGAAGTCGCCGAAGGGCATGCAGGCGATGATTGACCTGGTCGGCCAGGATTTCGCTGACGATTTCGCCAAACTGCTCGGCAACCCGGAACTGCTGGCCGAGGCGCTGGCGCTGGTTGCCGACAGGCAGAAATATGCCGGCTCGGCGACGGAAGAAGCGGCGAAGGTCGGTGCCGGCGCCGTCAAGCGCTGGGAGCTGCTGACCGGCAAGCTGACGAAACTCGCGATCGTCGCCGGTGACATTCTCCTGCCGGCCTTCTTCGAACTGACCGACGCGCTGGGCGGCCTCATCGACAAGGTGTCGGCATTCGCCGAGGCCAATCCGGAGCTGACGGGTTACGTCGTCAAGGGCGCCGCTGGTCTTATGGCCATGTCGATCGCCGGTCGCGTGCTTGCCTTCGGTCTGGCTGCCGCGCGTCTGCCGCTTATCCGCCTGGCATCCACCTTCCTGAAGTTCAACACGGACGGCCGGAACATCGCCACCGGCTGGCGTGTCCTGTCCGGATCGGCCCGCGTCCTCACCGGCGCTTTGCTGGGCCTGGTCCGCCTGGTGCCGGGACTTCGCGGCGCGGCGCTCGGATTGTCAGCGTTCTCGGCCGCCGCCAGCGGTGGTTTCCTGGCAACCGCACTCACTGGCATCGCCACGGCGGCCGGCGCGGTCGCCTCGGCGCTCGCAGCGGTGACGGCGCCGGTCTGGGTGGTGGTCGGCGTGCTCGCCGCTGCAGGCCTCGCCGTCTGGAAATACTGGGACCGCGTTTCGTCCTTCGCGTCGGGTTTTGCTTCCGTCTTCGGTTCGCTCTTCAGCGATATCGGCGCCAAGGCGCTCGACCTCGCCAACACCTTCATTGACTTTCACGCCAAGCTGCTCGGCATTCCCGCAGACAAGGTCGCGGCCTTCAAGGCGTCGATCGCCAAGGCTTTCGACTTCTCCGGACTAATCGAGGGCGCCAAGGCCAAGATCGGCGAATTGTGGACGTGGATCGGCAGTTTCTTCAGCCAGGAGAAACTTTCCGATGGCGAGAAGGGGCAGATGTATGCGGCCGGCCAAAAGTTGGCGACCGATCTGATTGAGGGCTTCAAAGCCTTCCTGTCGTCGGCGATCGGCGGCATCAACCAGTTGCTGACGTTCAGCCTGGAAATCCAGTGGCCGACACCGCCAGCCTGGCTGCAATGGATCATAGACAGGGCCAATCCGATGGGCGGTGCGACGTCGAATGTCAGCAATGTCATCGACCAGGCGCAACAGTGGTACAACGGCACAGGTGGCACTCCGGCAACCCAGCAGTCTTCGGCTGCCGGCGCGTCGTCCGACTGGTCGTTTAGCGGCATCCTCTCCAGTGTGATGGGCGGCAGCGCCGATGCCGGTTCCAAGCTTGCCGAGGGTGGCGAGCGAAGCGGCCAGGCGGTGGCGAAGGGCGGACAGGATGCCGCTTCGGCCTTGTCCTGGGCAGCATCGGAAATCCGCAACGCCGCATCGGGCCTTTCTGGCGCCGTCGCCCGAGCGGCTGCAGCCGCAAGCAACAGCGGCCGATCGGGCAACGTAAGTTCCGCGGTCTCCCGCGCCAAGACCGGAACCCTTACCGATAGTGGCGGAGGTGGTTTCTGATGCCGCTTCTCGCCCTCGGCCCGCACGCCTTCGAAATCGACGGTCTCAACTTCCAGCAGCTGGAGGAAGAGACCGTCGTCAAATGGCCGGCGATCAATCGCTTCGGAAGTCGGCCTGGACGCCAGATGACCGGCTATGGTGAGGATCCGCTTTTTATATCCGGCCTGATCTATCCGGAAGAGATCGGCGGCCGATCGGAGCTGGACGCGCTGCGCGTTACCCAGCGCCTGGCACAGCCTGTCGTCATGATCGGCTGGTCGACAAGCAAGAGCAACGCCGCCCGCGTTTATGGCCAGGTGGTCATTCTGTCGATCCGCGCGACGCATTCGCGGTTCGGGCCTGACGGCAACAGCCGCAAGATCACCTTTGATGTTGAGGTCGCACCGACCGGCGGCATTGCCGGCTTCACCGGAGGGCTGTTCTGATGGCCGCTCGCGTCATTCCCGCCGCCACTGTCACCGTCCAGCTTGAGGACGTGACGATCGGCCTGCTCTGTTTCGACCATGCCTATGCGGTGCTGCGCGATCGGCGCGCCGCCGGCCGGCTGACCGGTTATGTCGAGGCGGCGCTGGCCGCCAATCCTGGCCTGGCTGACCTTGGCTTTCTTATCCCGCGCCTGACCGTCGTGCAGTTGCCGGAATTTGTCATCCCCGACGATACCAGCCAGACGAAAAGGCTCTGGGACGAATGAACCTGCATCCCTTCATTGAAGTGAGCGTCAATGGCAATCCCGTCAGCAACGCCTTCTATTCGCTCCTGGTGTCGGCGACCATTCACGACGCGCCAGGCCAGGAGGCCGACACGATCGAGCTTCGGTTCGACGATGGTGGCAACGTGCTGCAGATGCCGAGCAAGGGCGCCAGCATCGCCGTGCGGTTCGGCTTTCGCGGTGGCAGCATTCAAAAGATGGGACAGTTCATTGTCGAGAAAACGTCGATCGAGGGCGGCAGTGACGGCGAATTCATTCTCGTCTCCGGCCGATCGGCCGATATGCGCTCGGACGTCAAAGAGCCGCTGTCGGAGAATTTCGATGACAAGACCGTTGGCGCCGTCATCGAGGAGCTGGCGAAGCGGCACGGGTTTACCGCGAAGGTGTCGCCAGAGTTCAAATCCATCCAGATGCCCTACCTCGCTCGCTATGAGCAGGGCACGACGGACTTCCTGACGCGCCTGGCCGACCGCTTCGGCGCTCTCTTCGCCATCAAGGACAAGAAGTTCCTGTTCCTCACCCATGGCACGCTGCCGGCGATCACGATCGACAAGAGCGAGTGCGACAGCTGGTCATTCGAGGTCGAGCCTCGCCCGCTGTTCGGCAAGACCGAAGCCGGATGGTTCGATCGCGAAAAGGGTGAGGTCAAATTTGAAGACCATCAAACCGGCCTTAAAGGCGCTTCAAAGCGGCTTCGAAGGATCCTTCCGAGCCAGGCGGAAGCCAAGCAGGCCGCGAAATCCGAGGGCAATCGCCTCGGCCGCGCCACCGGTTCCGGCTCGATCACGCTCGGCGGCCGGCCTGACATCATGGCTGATGCTCCGATCAACGCCACCGGCTTCCGATCGGAGGCCAACGGCCTTTGGCGCTGCGCAGGCGTCGATCACACCTATGACGAAACCTACATGACCACGATCGAGCTGGAGGCGCCGGGCACTGGAAAGGAGTAGTTGTTGAGGTGGACGAGCACTCTAGTCGGTCTATATGGAAGTTACCCGACAATTTCACTCTTCGCATTGCACCATCTGTGATAAAGGGCTCGGCCTGTAAAATGAGAGATAGGAGTCTCACATGTCGATAAACGACGCAAAGGCGATAAGATTTCAATACAAGAATTGGCGCGGTGAGCTATCGATTAGAACTGTCTTGCCCGAGAATATTTGGTTTGGCTCCAGCGAATGGCACCCTAGCGACCAATGGTTTATGAGGGCGCTTGATGTAGAGAAGGGCGAAACTCGTGATTTCGCCCTACAGGATATCGTATTCGAACCGCAGAATTGATTGGAAGCCTCTTACAAAAAGATGCCACCAAGTTGCGCTGCCAATAGTCCCAAGCTTGCTCCGATCCCAGCCACAGAGCCAACAGCCTCTTCTGCCTTTTTCAGGCCATCGATAACACGATCGACCTTACTCGCAGTAGGCGCATCGTATGCTTCTGAGATCGCATCCGTTATCTCTTGTTTGAGGCTGTGCTCAAGAGACAGTGCGCCTATGAGGTCTTTGGCTTCAGACAATGTGGCGCGAGCCTTCTCTTCAGCGCCAACGACGGCCTGATTCGTTTGAGTTCCTGAATTGGTGGCGTCCCCGGATTGGGAAACCTGCCCTTGAATGCTCCCGAAGTTGTTGAAAGAGTTGTTGGTCACGATCATCTTCCTTTCTGTCGAAAATAACCCGTCATCTTCTTCATGTAAAATTGCGAGGAACTCTTTATGGAGTTTGGTTCGAGCAGCAGAGGCTTGCATTCTCATCCGGAGTACACCATCGGCAGCAGAATCTGCGAAAATTTCCTTTGCCCGTCTGTAATAGACGTCTGATTTATCCGATTGCCTAACAATGTGGTCAAGGATGTATGATCGCACCTCGTCACTGGGTTCGCTAAAGAACCATTCATTCGTGACGTCCTCAATTCCATTATAATAGGTATCGCGAAGGCCCATGGCGCATCCTAGCCGCGCTTCTTCACTTTCATCTTGCTTGGATTGCAGCAACAGATCGTAGCCTAGAACGCTGTAGGCGTTTTCAGCTGAGTAAAGTCGGTAGACATATGCGCGAACGTTTTCAGGTTGATCAGATATGTTTCTTACATCAATGCCTAGGTCTTTAGCGGCGAGGTGCGGGTTCTCTGATACGGCCCAGGCTGAGTATTGCGAAACCAACGGCTCGTGATGACTGCCCAGGACTTTGACCATTTTGCGATTGGAAAAGCGTGGATGAAAAATCTGCGCTGGACATCGATCTAAGCCAACGAGGACTAGGGCCAGCTTTAGTGTTGTTGCCGGGGCGTTTTCAACATCGATTGAAATTGAGGGTAAGCTTGTTGTGTTCAGTTCAATTGTCTGAAGCGCCGAAAGGGTTAGGATCTCGGCAGGAACCGCGTCAGTCTTCAAAATGTGGTCCGCCGCTTTTACCCGATTTAACTTAAAAAGCGCCGCAATTGCCGATGAAACTACTTGCGGCTCATCTGAATGGTTATTTATTGCGTTTATGACAGCCAGCCAGCACGCTTGCTCTTTTCCGAACTGAGAAATCGCGCTGAGAGACCATCTCCGGACTTTCTCGTCGGCTCGTCCCGAGCAAAGCGCACCGATGATGGCGTTTTCCAGCCCGGTCACATCACGCGGAAGTAGACGTCCGCCGTTTCGGTAAATTCTGCATAATGTTTGAAGAGCACGTTTTGCGCGTGCGGGAATTCCTGATTCGATTTCGCTCTTTAAAAAACTGGCTTCTTCGGTGGCAATTTGATGAACAGCTCTGGAGTTACTCATTCGGGCCGTGCATCCCGAAATAGCGGTCTAGGATAAGTCGAGACCATGGGCCAAAGTCAGATAAGTCGTTTGGTGGAACACGAAGATCCATCCACCGGAGGCCATTCAGGGCGAGCCGTAGAGCGGTCGGTCCAAACCATTCCGGTGCTTGCACTTCAATGAACGCGAGCAGATCCGGTCTGGGCGTACCTGAACTCCGGGCGATGAATTTTAGTGAGTAATGAAAAGTCTCGGGTGCTAAATGCGCTTGCGTAAATGGAATATCTAAGTCGGTTGTAACGGCAGCTAAAGCGCCCTCTTCAATACCAAACGTCAAAGCATCGAAAAGGCTTCTGTCGTCCTCGACGACTAGCGATGTGAAGCCAATTGAGCGCTTCTGCGCGAAGTGATCGCGATCATCTCGATATCGACCAACTCTATATGTGAGAACCCTTTGGTCTCTTGTTACCGAAGAAAATGACCAAAGCAGCGGATGATTTGGATCTTGTCGTTTTGGATCGATGTAGCTGTACCAGCCCTCATCGCGAACTCTTCCTAATGTCTCATAAGCTTCCCAGAAATCTGAGTCCCCAAAAGCCCCACGGATGGCTTCGATATCGATTGATAATGCTGGTCCGCGCAAAAGTTCGCGAGTGCGCCTCCGTGCCGTCATCTCTTGGCGATGTTGTGCTGGAACGGTTGGATCAGTAAGAAATTTTCTTAGAAAGAAAACACCGGGTTTAGTTCGGAAAAATGGGCTCCTTTCTCGACGATAAAGAATGTCCTCGCTTAAGCGGGCCTGAAGTGTCTTGTGTTGGGTTTTGCCGTAGAGTTGATCTGGGACCAATCCAACCGAATAGGCCTTCTTCATGATCGCGCGAGCGGACATAGGTCTTTTGACCTGATGCAGAACCGCTTCTGCAATTTGAAGGTATGTGCTCATGATAAAAGACGTCGATGAAGCGCGATTGTTTTGCTAATCCACCTTGAGTAGTCGGAGACGCAAAGTCGAGTCAAATCTTACAGTTGTACATCACACAATTTAGGAATTTTTGACACGGTCTGGAATTTCGCGTTTTCCGGATTTTCGTGTCAAAATTCCGGATTTTCGTGTCACGCAACATCGAACACCAAAAACTACCTTGCCGTTGTTGTCTGACACAGTGATCCGGAATTTATGGGAATGTCCGGGAACAGCCGGGTTCCTGCGAAAAACGATGGAATTCCAAGGGGCTTAGCGAGAGGGGGCGAGATATCAGGATAATTCGGTTTTGACAGCCCAGAGGCGGGTTTATTCCCTCAGTTCGCCGGATCGGCCGTATTCCCCAAATTTCTTCAAGAAGCCTTCGAAATCGCTTTAAAACAGTAAGGCTTCCTTCAACGCATTGATTTCTCAAGCGTGAGCGGCTGGCCGTTGATATTGGCAAAAGCGCTTCGTTTCGGCTGAAAATGGCGAAAAGCCAATTTACTTTTCCATATTAACATGGAAAAGGCTGCTTTCGCCACACATGCATCGAAAAAATTTAGCAAAAACAAAAGACAAGCGTTTTACGCGCGCAGGATTTGGCGGGCAATCTTTTCCACATCCTATCCAAGCCGATGCAGAGCCAGAACCATCGCCGCTTCTTCGATGGAAGGGCGCGATACGGAGCGCGGCAGATGGCTGGGAAGTGCTTTCCACGCGGCGGCGAAATCGCCCTTGGCTTGTCCCTTTACCAACCGCCAGAACGGCAGAAGCCAGACAGGAGTGACGTTCGACGGTTCAACCAAGAGACGAGCGCGGAGGTAAGCGTTACGCATGGGTACAGACCTTTGCAAGCGGGTTTGAAGACGCCTTAAAGGTCGTTCACAGAAGCCTCGCCGTGAATGACGAAAACGCATCGGAAAATTGGCACGAAAAAGGGCGCGGACCAAAGCCCGCGCCCTCTCCTCGGCATGGGAAGATCAGAGCGCCGCGCGCGCCGCGCCCTCCTCTGCCTGCAAGCGGCCTATGATACGCTCTACTATCGACCGCCTGATGTTGAATGCCTGGGAGAGTTCGGCCGGCGAAACGCCTCCCTTGGATTGCTCGGCAATCAGCCGGTCGCGGAGCGAAACAAGCTCGTCGTCATCGGGCTGGCCTTCCTCGACGCCAAACAGCGCCTTGCGAATGCGAAGCTCGATCCACGGCAGCAGGGAGGCCGCTTCGATCAAGCTGGCTTCGCTGCCGAGTTCCTTCACCAGTTCGCGATAATAGCTCGCCGTCGTATCGAGAATGATGCGGCTTTCGTCGGCCGTCCATTCGCGGGGCGATGCGCTGGCAACAATGCCACGTTCGCTCAACGTCTCCGCGACGATGCCTTGAACGCTGTTGAACAGATCGTGGTCCACCGGCTGCGTCACGCTACGGGGGCGGGCCTGCGTTTCGATAAGCTCCCGCGCCTGTTCCGCCGTCTCGTCCAGGCGGAGCATGATCAATTGGTGAATGAGATGGACGCCCTTCGAATAGAGCGAAAAGTCGTCGCCGCTCTCCATCATGCAGTTGGTCATCATCGCATAGGCTCGGAGCATTTCCTCCACGGCATCGAAGCCCCGTTGCACCGATGGGGAGAGCGCTTCGAACGGCGCTTCGCCTCTGAAAACCGGTGCGCCGGGATAGGCTTGGCGCTGACGACTGGACACAGGTATGCTATTGCTGGCTACAGCTTCGGGCATGGGGTGTACTCCTTTGCCTGCGGTTAGGCCGCGCCGGGTGTTACAGCACCTTGCGCGGCCGTCTATTTTCTGGCACACAGTAATTATGAAGTCAATTATTGTCTCACAAAAAAAGCGCGGGCGGCCGAGTACGGGAGAAACGCCCCGTATCGGCGTGAGAATGGATGACACGTTAATTCAGGCGATCGAGGCATTTCGAGCGCAAAACGCGGTCAAGGTTTCGCAATCAGAGGTTATTCGTCATCTTCTCATAGAAGCGCTGAAAGAACGGGGATTTTACCCGAAATGACGGAACGTCTGCGCGTATCCGATATTCTTGTGCCACCCGACAGACTGCGGAAGCTGGACGAACACAAGGCACAACTGATAGCTGTGTCCGTTGGACAGCACGGCATCTTTCAGCCTCTGGCGGTCTATCGTTCCCCGGCTGCTGCTAGACCCTACACCCTGATCTTTGGATTGCATCGCCATCGAGCAGCCCAGATCGCAGGGCTTGACGATGTACCTGTCGCACTCCGGACTAAGGCAGAGGCAACGGCTCTTGAGATAGCGGAGAACCTCTTTCGCAATGATCTCACGACAATGGAACGCGCGGATTTTGTCTCGGCATGGTTCGATGCGAATGGCATCTCACAAGGCAAACGACGACTTCTGCCAACGTTGGCAGAAGTGTTTCCTGATCGAAATGTTTCGGAGCGAGCGGCAGAAGATTTGGGTTTTTCTGGACGAAAGGCGCAACGCCTTCGCCAGATAGCAAAGAACCTCCACCCAGAACTCAAGGAGCTATTCCGGGGGACGGACATTGCGAATAACCAAGTCCTTCTTCTAAAATGTGCCCGTCACGGTCCCGACACTCAGATCAGATTGAGTGCCGCGATGCGAGAAGGCGCGAGCATCGAAACTGCGCTTTCCTTCGCAAAGCCGCCAAAGTCGAAGGATGATGCTATAGCGAGAGCCATGAAGCGGATCGCCGCTGACTGGAAAGTGCTTCCGCCCGAAAGCCGCGCAATCATGGCGAAGAAGCTCGGGCTTGACATGAGGGATTGAGGTTCGCTGCAATCGCGTACGTATACGCGAGGGCAAGCAGTGGCGGACGAAGACGATTTCGAGACTTTCATGCATAAGACCTTCGGAATTCATCCGAGTGAGACGAAGGTGCTTCACAAGATCGGTAGCGGTATCCGCGCTGAGCTACGCGATGCGTTGCGAGGGACACCGGTCGCTGACGACATAGACGGGCTTCTCCTGCTCACTCGTTTGACAGCTGAGCAGCAAGGGAAATTGGTCTGGTATCTCGGGCAAGGGCTGCTGCCGGAAATGGCAATAGAACTGGCCAGCAAAGGTGAGCTTGGCGCATTGTTAGACGAATAGAGATAGACTTCGATTTTGAAGCGCTTTTGAAGCCCGTGGGCTAGCTGCAGAGGCATTTCATGTAGTGGGCAGCCCTTTGCGCTGAAACAGGCTTGTATGCGCCTTAATCTTGTGAGACGGTTTTAGGGCGCGAGCAAGGTTTACCTGAACGGCTTTGGCCGGACCCAGCGAGGGAGTGCCGCCCCTCCGCGCACTTCCTTTTTTCGCTATTTACAAGCGAAGTCCCTGACACTGTCAGGCTGCCTGACTCTGTCAGGTGTAAATAGTCTTTCCTCAGCGTGGGGCGCGTGAGGGCAGACTGTGGCAAGACGAGAAGATCAGGACGAGCCTGCAGGCTCGCTTTTCGAAGGTTACTCAATCTACGAAACGTTGGAAGAGTTGCTGGGGGAAGAAACAACCCAGCGGCTTTGCCGTCTCTATGGTGGTCGTACGGTTTATATTCCGAAGCGCCTCAACGATGATCATTGGTTGGTCGAGGCGGTCGGACGTGAGGCCGCTGAGAAGCTGTCGAACTATTTCCGTGCCAACAATTCCGGCACACGCCTTATTGTACCTCGCGGTGTCCAGCATCGAGCGTCAACGCACCTTGTCGAGGTGACGCAATTGTCGGACGAAGGTTTGACTGCCGCCGACATAGCGACGGCTCTCGGCATCCACGAGCGCACGGTTTACCGGATGCGACTTGCGATGAACCGCAAGCGTGCAACAGCCATGGGAACCCAAATCCGGCGTCTCCTCGCGAATGGCCATTCGCTGGAGCACCTCGCCTCGGAAACAAATTTGCCCCTGCTTGCTACCAAGGCAATCGTTGATTTGCTGGAAGCCGATGACCGCCGTCTTCGTCAGAAAAGGCATGGCTGATGGATGTTTCTCTTCTTATCCGCCTGATCGACCAGGCCAGCGCGCCGGCCAAGAAAATGGGCCGCAGCCGGGGCGGCAATGTCGATGGCATGCGCCTCGGCTCGGGCGGCAAAGCCCTTGCCCGCGATGTTCTCAGCCGCCAGGGGGAACGCCTCGGCGTCAATCTCGGCCCAAAGCGCGGTTTCGGCGAGGCCATCCGCCATGGCTTTTCGGTCGAAAACATCGAAACCGCCACGAAGAATGCCGAGGCTGCATTGCAACAAGCTCGCAGCAGGTTGGTGGGCGCGATTGGAATGGGCATAGCTCTGGCGGCGCCGGTTATCAAAGCTGCTGATTTTCAAGCGGCATTTATCGACTTCGCCAACGTTGCGGAAATTCCGATCGAACGCATGGCCGAGATTGAAGCGCGTCTGATCGCCGCCACTCGTGTTACCGGCAAGAACAAAAGCGAATTGCTCGATATCCTTTCGGCATATGTCGGCAAAGGCATGTCGGTGGACGACAGCCTGAAAGCCATCGAAGCGACCGGCCGCGCAGCGACGGCGACGAAATCCGAAGTTTCCGACATGACGAATGCCGGTTTCGCGGTGATGGACAATCTCAAGGTCAGCGCTCTTGACCTTGCAAAAGCGTTCGACGTGATGGCCGCCAGCGGCAAGGAAGGCTCATTCGAACTCAAGGATATGTCGCGCAACTTCCCTGAGCTCACCGCCAATGCGGCTGCTTTGGAGATGAAGGGTGTTCCCGCAGTTGCCGCACTCGCGGCGGCGCTCCAGATGGCGATGAAATCTGCCGGCTCGGCCGACCAGGCTGCGAACAACATGTCGAATTTTCTCGGGAAAATCACTTCCCCGGAGACGGTCCGCAACTTCAAAAAGTTCGGGATCGACATTGAGAAGGAACTCAAAAAAGCATCGGACAGCGGCACGGACCCGCTTTTGCATGCGCTCAAGCTGATCAACCAGGCCACCGGTGGCAATCAGTTCAAGATGGGGGAGCTGTTTGCCGACAAGCAGGTTTTGGACTTCCTTCGCGCCCTGCTGCCCAATCTTGAAGAGTACGAACGTATCCGCGACAAGGCGGCAGCCTCGGAAGGCATTATCGATAAGGATTGGATCAACGTCACTTCGGGCTTGAAAGAGCAGTTCAAGGGATTGGCGACCGAAGTCGATAACATGTTTTCCGCAGGGAGCGCCTTGCTGCCTATCGTACAAGGCCTTGTGGAATGGATGACGCAGGCCGTTCGCAGGGTCAATGACTGGATGGCCGCGAACGCCCAGTTGACCGAAACCATCGTCAAGGGTGCGGCTGGACTGTTGGCGATGAATGTCGCCAGCCGCGTTCTTGCATTCGGGCTTGCTGCCGTTCGGTTGCCGTTGATCAAGACAGCGGCGGCATTTCTAAAATTCGACAAGGATGGGCGAAACATCGCGACCGGCTGGCGCTTGCTGGCCGCAACGGCCCGCGTTCTGTCCGGCGCCGTGCTTGGCATTGTCCGCTTGGTGCCGGCGTTACGCAATGCCGGCATCGGCTTCTCTGTGCTCTCGACCGTCGCCCGCGGCGGCTTTCTGGCAACGGCATTTACCGCCATCGCTACAGCGGCGGCGGCAACCGGTTCCGCGCTCGCTGCGATTACCGCTCCGGTCTGGGTAGTGGTGGGCGTGCTTGTCGCTGCAGGGGCAGCAGTTTGGAAGTACTGGGACCGCGTTTCGTCCTTCGCATCGGGTTTCGCTTCGGTCTTCGGATCGCTCTTCAGCGATATCGGAGCTAAGGCGCTCGATCTGGTCAACACCTTCGTTGACTTCCACGCGAAGCTGTTTGGCGTCCCGGCTGCTAAAGTCGCAGCCTTCAAGGCATCGATCGCCAAGGCGTTTGACTTCTCTGGCCTGGTCGATGGAGCCAAGGCCAAAATCAGCGAGCTTTGGGAATGGCTGACGGGGCAGTTCACTCAGGAGAAGCTTTCCAGCGCCGAGCAAGCCGAGATGTACGCAGCTGGTCAGCGCCTCGCGCAGAGCCTGATTGATGGTATCAAGAGCCTGATCGACAACGTTCGGGATCTCTTCAAGTTCGCCCTGGAGATTGAATGGCCGGAGCCTCCCGCCTGGCTGAAATGGCTGATGGAGAAGGGCGGCGCAGCGGCGGAAGCCGCGTCGTCTGGCACCAACAAGGCCTACAACAGTGCTCGGGAATGGTACGAGGGTGTTGGCGGCAACCAGACGACTTCCAGCGCGAGCGCGGGCGGAAGTGTTTTGTCGGGCATCTGGACGGATGTTCAAGGTCTCTTCAGCGGCGCGAGTGATGCCGGAAATGATCTGGCGTCAGGCGGTCAGGCAGTTGCAAGAGGCGGACAGCAGGCGGAAAGCGCCCTGCAACGAGGTGCCGACGCAATCAATACCGCGTTTGCAGGTTTGCCGGGAATGATCCAGCGGGCGGTATCCTCGGCGGGCGCCGGACAAAAGGGAGCACGCGTTGCCGCAGCGATCAGCGCTTCTAAAAATGGCACTTTGACCGACGGCGGAGGTGGGTTTTGACCAACAGTGTCACATGGGCTCAATTGCTTCCAGACGCGCCGATAGTCAAGGCGAGGGATGGCCGCCAATGGACCTACCAACCCCGCGACATCATCGCAGCTTTTGCTGCAAACAAGGGACCGCTGGCAGTCGATTACGAGCATGCGCAGGATCTCGTCGCGCCGAGCGGACGTCCGGCCCCCGCAGCGGGCTGGATAACCGAGATATCAGAACGGGCGGGATCGGTTTGGGGAAAGATCGAATGGACCGCAAGGGCTGCAGAGCAGATTGCGGATAAATCCTATCGGTTCCTATCTCCAAGCATATCGCACGATAGCAACCGTAAAATCGTAGGTCTTGCGGGAGCGGCGCTCGTCAATCGGCCAGCGCTATACCTCAAGCCCCTCGACGGCATGTCACCAGATGACACCCGCGATCTCGCCGTTTCGCTGGCTCGCGAAGCGCAAGTTTTCAGAACCGAACAAGCGGCTCTCGGCCGCAACATAACAATTTCGGAAGCAGTGGAAGCCGTCGCACGACGCGACAGCCACGCGAACCGTTCCAACTAAGGAAACCACACATGAGCATGAACCGTCCCTTTCCCGTCGATGCATCTATGACCGCCATCGCCATCGGCTACAGCAATCCTGAAGCTGAGATGCTGCACAAAAAGGTGCTGCCAGGCGTTCCCGCACTTTCGGAGCGCTTCACCTGGATGAGCTTCCCGATTGAAGAAGCCTTTACATTGCCGGAACTGCAGGTCGGCCGCAAAAGTTCGCCGGGACTGGTGGAATTCACCGCCCAGGAAAACGAAGGTTCGATTAAGCACTATGGCCTCGATGACGTGATCCCGATCACGGACATCGATGAGGCGAAGAAGGCGCGTGAGGCCGGCCGCACGAAGTACAATCCCGAATATGCCGCTGTCGAAGGTCTGACGCGGCTTATGTTGCTGGGCCGGGAACGCCGAGCATCTCGGATTGTGCAAGATCCCAACAATTACGACGCATCGCGCCGACTGGCGCTGGCCGGCACCGATCGGTTTTCCGATTTCGAGAATTCAGATCCGTTTGAAGTCCTCAATGCCGGCATGACCAAACCGTTGGTGTATCGCGCCAACACTGTGGTCATGGGGCTTGAGGTTTGGGAGGTGATCAAGCGCCATCCGAAACTGATCAAGGCGGCGAAGGGCGGTCTTGCCGAAGAAGGAGCGATCAGCCGTGCCCAGCTCGCGGAGCTGCTGGAAATTTCGCCGGAAAGACTGCTGATCGGCGCTTCCATGGTCAATCTGGCCGCCAAGGGTCAGGACGTGAGCCTCGCTCGTGTCTGGGGTAAATCTATCCAGATGCTTCATGTTGACAGCACCAAGTCGGCAACGACGGACGGCATTCTGACCTGGGGCTTTACGGCCGAATACGAAGGCCGGATTTCTGGCTCGATCCCCGCGCCGAACGTCGGCATCAAGGGCGGCACTCAGATCCGCGTGGGCGAAATGGTCGAAGAGGTCGTTTGTGCCAAGTCCCTCGGATACATCATTCAGAACGCCATCGCTTAGCGAGGCCAGACACGGAACGGCTGCCGCGTCTCAAGTGCCCTGTAGTTGACCAGGCAGGGCATCGGCATGGAGGCGGGTTTCTTCCTACGCCTGCCTCCATCGTTTTCCCGAAAGTGTTTGGATCACGCTTTCGGGCGCGCCCCGGCAGTCTCTTCTCCGGTTGACGGCCGGGGCGCATGTCTTAGACACCAAAGGATTTTGGAAATGGCTGACCTACCGACAGATAACGAACTGATTGTTGACGACAACGAAGCTCTCACGGTCTCGGAAGTTATCGCTGCCTATGACGCGCTGATTGGCGAGATTGCGAAGAATGACAGGACGGTTATTGCTCGACTACTACGCAGCCCCAACCTTTCGCCTGAAGAAAGGGCTGCAATTGTCGAATGGGGCGTGCGAACGGAAGCTCTGGCAGGCGAATTTCTCCTGCGAAACTTCGCGGCGGGGCAGCATACACAATGACAGAGGCTATCGGCTGGTTGATGTCGCCGAGTAAACTTCAATACGATTTGGTGGTTTTAAACCAGCGTTAAGAGGCCGTTGAATTGACTTCAGAGCATGCCGAGTATTGGACCATTTCCGGCATTCCGCTCGTCACTATTCCGGTAGACGAGTATGCCGCTCTGCTAGAATGCAAGCGGCTTCTGGTTGAACGCAGGATCAGCCATAATCAGTTTCGAAAGCCAAGGCGCTCGCTTCTTGAGCGTAACCCAGAAGTTGCAGTATTCATTGCCCAGCGAATAGGCCTCGAACCGATGAAGTCAATCTTAGCGCATTGCAGGAAGAGATTTGGCCGGAAGTTTACACCGTCGCGCGCAGCTGCTTATCGCTACTGGCAGAGAATCAGGTCAGAGAGCAAAATGACCGAATAATCGCTTCTTTTCAAAAAGTGGTTTTTCCAACTTTCCGTGTCAAAATTCCAATTTTTCGTGTCACGCAACAGCCGTTCAAGGTGTTAGGCGACTTTTACAAGGGAGAAAATTGTATGGCGGAGAGGAAGGGATTCGAACCCTCGATACCGTTCCCGGTATACGCCCTTAGCAGGGGCGCGCCTTCGACCACTCGGCCACCTCTCCGTCGCCGGTCTGACTAAGTGGTTTGCCCTGGCAGATCAAGCCCTTTTTTGGATTTGTGACGCTTTTTCCCATCTGGTTCGGCCGCGAATTTTCCCGCAAACGCATAAGAACGAAAAGTCAGGCTGGGGGCTCTTGCGGGATACGACGCAACCTCCTTGTCGCGTGGCAGCTTTCTCTTGGCGAGTGTTGTGGGTATGGTGATCGGCCTCTATCGACTCTCCTTTGAAAAGCTGCTTGAATGCCGCGCTGTGAGGCTGCACATCGGTCCTGTTGAATGTGAGGGGGTCAATGGTTTACGATTGGAGCGGAACACGCACGCGACGTGTCCATCATTTCAAGATTGGGTTGATCTGTTTGGCGGCCGTAACCATGCTGGCTATCCCGCTATTTATCACGATCAGCTGATCCGCGGATAAAGCAGGCGGCTGCGAACATAGTTTTCGCCGACGATTTCTCCCGCCACGTCTTCCGCGCGTTGCCGCTCGGCCGGGGACCGGACGAAGCCGCTCAGGACGACATACGATCCAACAACGGAAACAGTGATCGCCGACGCGTCGATATCGTAGGCAGCGGACAAGGCATTGCTGACAGCCGCGCCGACGGCTTCATGGCCGTGGTCTTGCCGACCGAAAGAAGCGTCGTCGGAGCCGGAAAATCGGATAACTATGCTGCCTCCTCTCAGACGGCACAAGGTGCCGGCTGCGGCACGTTCATGACATCGAGGTGTTGACCTTTCTGCAGCAAAGGGGCCGGTCCGGGCGGCTCCATGCCGCAGCATGCCGATGGTTAACGCCCGGCGAGGCAATCGGTTCAAAGAGAACGGGCTCCGGGCGGCCGGAGCCGCCGTCTCTTCAGGCAA